AGCCTTACAACCACCACTACGAGCATCACCAGCATCAGTGAGATCCGCGTTGGAACGACTGAACTGTCTGCTCCTGTTAAGCTCACTTGGGAAGAAGAGGGATCTTCCGCTTCCCTTGTCGCAGCTACCGACCTTCGCCAGGCCAATCAAGTAACTCGCTATCGCCGTTATCGGGTATCCAACGATGATTCAGATTCTATCCAAGTGCGGGCGCTCTTAAAACGAAAGTTTAAAAAGCTGATCGACACTACGGATGTTGTTTATGTGTCTAGCTTGAACGCCATCAAACACGCTATGTTGGGAAACACGGCTGATGAGAACGCGGACTTGGAGCGTGCGAATTATCATTGGGCCATTTGCCGTAGTCTTTTAGAGGAGCAACTTGATGCTCATAGGGGGGCGGCTAAACCCGCCGTCCACTTTGCCCCTGATGGTATCGGGGGCTCTATTCCAAACGTAATGTAACCCCCACCATGATCCAATACATCACAGAAAACGCAGAGCAACTTCTGCAAATCGCAGCCAGCGTCATCGCGGTGGCCTCACTCGTCGCAACCATGACTCCGAATGAATCGGATAACAAATGGGTGCAAAGAATATCAGGCGTCATTAGCTGGCTCGCCCTCAACGTGGGTAAGGCTAAGTCTAAGTGAAGACATTCTTCCAACTGCTAACTGCTGCCCTTCAAGCCTATGTTGAATATGTGCGACTGCAACGAGACAGACATCTCGACGCTCTCGAAGATCGGCTTGATGGCCTTGCTTCCATTGGTGACCCTCATAGTAAGCTGCTCATGGAGCGGGTCGCAAAGCGCATCAAGCGCGAACGCCAGCGCATTATACGATCCACCCACAGTGACGCTGATTGAAGGGCAGTCTTACCACTTCAAGGAAGGCGTTCTTGTTGGACGTAAAGACCACAAGTTTCACAGCGACTACAGTTATCGTCGTGCTGTGATTATTGGAGGGAAGTAATGGATACAAAGTTTCTGGTCTCCCTCGGCGTTGGCCTCGCTGTTCAAGCGGCGGGCATCGTCTGGTGGGCGAGCAAGCTCCAGAGCGAGGTGCAACACAACGACTTCCAGATCCAAATGATTGCTAAGGATGTTGAGAAGCACGCGATCTTTGTTCGGGATTGGCCCGCTGGAAAGTGGGGTAGCGGCTCTTTGCCGGATGATGTGCGCCAGAATCTGAAGATTGGCGAGCTTGAGCAGGAGGTTGATCAGATAATGAACAAGCTCTACAACCGTGATCCTCTGAGCAACATAGGCGAATGATCAACACCCGAATATTTGATTCTCTGATTGGCATGGCCGCTCCCGTCATCGGGCTGATCACAAGTATGCAGGAGCAATTTGAATACTGGCTGCGGGTTGGTTCCCTTGTTGTGGGTATTGCTGTAGGTCTAGCATCCCTTTACCGCATTCTTAAAAAATGAAGATTGGATTGGCAGTCGGACATTCCCGTTTAGGAGACCAAGGAGCCTACACAACGGGCAGCTACATTCTTTCTGAGTGGGATTTCAACCGCGATATCGTCCGGCGTATTTCCAGCGTGCTGTCGGTTGATTATAAAATCTACGACCAATACCCCGCCAAAAGCTATGTAGGTGGGATCAACTACTTAGCTCGTAAGCTGGTCGAAGACGACATCGATGCGGTGATTGAGCTACATTTTAATTCCGCCGGTCCATCAGCCTCTGGGCACGAATGGCTTTACTGGCACACCAGTAAAGGCGGCAAGAAGTTTGCCAGTATATTGAGCGATGAAATGTCCGCGTCCTTCCCTGACATGAAAGTCAGAGGGGCAAAGCCCAGGACACGCAATCAACGCGGCTCTTACTTGCTGCGGAAGGTGCGCCCTGTAGCTGTTATTGCTGAACCATTTTTTGGGAGCAATGAAGAAGAGTGGGACATGATTAACCACAATCGCGGGGCCTTGGTTGGGGTATACGCCCGTGCGATTGAAAAATTTGCCGAAGGATGAGCGTCCCCAAGAGCATAACAATGGGCGGGGTTCGGGTCCGAATCCGCTTCAGAGATCTAGGCGACGACGACTGCTACGGGATGTATTCCCATAGGCGGAAGCTCATCGAGATCGACAAGAGCTTGAAGGGGAAAGAGCTAATCGAGACGATTCGCCATGAGATGGTTCATGCGGCGTTAGGTATCTCCGGTCTCGCTTATTGTGAGGCGTATGAAGAAGAGGCCATCGTTCGCTGCATTGACGAAATATTTTTCCCCGCATGGGAACGGTTTACAAAAAGATTTAGTAATGGGTAAGAAATCTCCAGGCACGGCTACCAAGACTAATCCAAAACTTTGGGCACAAGCAAAAGCGGAAGCCAAAAGAAAAATGGGTGGGAAACATTCGGCCCGTGCAATGCAGCTCGCCACTAAAATATATAAGAAGAGAGGTGGCGGGTACCGTGGGAAAAAATCTTCTAGAAACAAGTTAAAGAAATGGACCCGACAAGACTGGGGAACGAGTTCAGGCAAGAAGTCTTCTGAAACCGGAGAGCGGTATCTACCAAAAGCCGCTAGAAAAATGTTATCCGCAGCAGAGAAAGCCGCAGGTAATCGTAAAAAGCGGGCTGCAACGGCTGCGGGTAAACAACGTGCTAAGTATACGAAAGCAGAGCGCCGTGCCTTTTTAAAATCCTCAAAATAATAATCGCGATGAAGAAAAAAGATTTTAAACCTCATAATATGTATAACCCCAAGACGGGTAAAGCCACTGTGGCTAAAACCTATGAGCAGCACCTTTCTCTCAAGAAAAAAGGTTACGGGCATTCGCCCCCGAAAAAACAGACTAGTAAGAAAGAGAAAGAGTCTTTTTCTGCGGCAGTAGAAAGGCGCGTTAACGGTGGCTACTGAAAAAAGATTTAAGCGGCTACCCTCGGGCCGGATTTCTTACAGGGGAGAAACTTTCCCTGGAATCAATAAGCCCAAACGGGCTCCTAAAGGCAGCAAGAAAAAGTTTGTTGTTCTGGCTAAACAGGGGAATAAAATTAAAAAAGTGTCTTATGGGCACCGTGACTATGAAGACTTTAGGAGCCATAAAGACCCTAAAAGGAGGGCGAATTTCAGGGCTCGTCATAATTGTTCTTCGGCAAAAGACAAAACGACCGCTCGGTATTGGGCTTGCCGACATCTTTGGTGATGAAGAAGAAGTTACCCCGCCAGTTCACGAAGGAACGGGGGTGCCGCTTTGTTGAGTTCACCCCCAATTCTGAAAACGTAAAACAGGCTTTTGAGCGCAGCCAAAAGCTGGGAGTTCTAGAGAACTCATTTACTTATGGCGCAGGCCGCATGACCGGCTTTCTTGGAGAAATTGCGTTTGAGTTACTCTACCCAAAGTCTAAATACGTTGGGGGCCGAATACTAAGCCACGATTACGTTCTTGGCAGAAAGAAGATAGACATAAAAGCGAAGACTTGTGGGGGCAAACCTCTACTGCACTACACTGCCTCCGTTAACTGTTCTAAATCAAGACCTCCTACAGCCGACTATTATTATTTTGTGCGGGTAAAAAAAGATCTTAGTTGTGCGTGGCTCCTTGGCTGGATTAGCCAGGAAAAGTTAGTAGAACTTGGCGAATATAAAAGACGGGGCGGGGAGGACGAGTCAGGCTTTAGGTATAAAGTAAGTGGTTATCATCTGCCTATAAGCCAACTAAAAACGCCCCTATCCCTCCGTTGAAACAATTGCGGGGGTGATGTCGAACCGTTCTTCGATATTAATCGACCAGACTTTCCCTCCCCCGTGCCCTACGGATTTGACGGGGCGAACATTTGGGTTTGCCTTACCGGCTTCTTCTAAGGCCGCCATTCCCCGCCTTACAAACTCCAAGTTGTTCGACATCCCCACGTTTCTCCCACTATTAAAGTCATGCAAGGTGACTTGAAATTCTGTGAGTGTGCCCTCCCATTGCATCATCTCTTCATTGAGGTGGCGGCATTTTTTAGAGAAAAACTCCACTAGCTCGGCTACAGAGGATCTACTGGAATTATCGTAGGCCGCAGAAGAGACTGCGATATCGATAAAGCTCGCGACCCCGAACCGACCATAAGATTCAATCTCCTGCGGAACTTCCCAATCTACAAGCCATTTACCAAAATGCGGAAGCTCTCTCCATATGGTTTCTTCCAGTGTATTGTTTGGAGGGAATTTGCTGGTCGCGCCATCCCGTATTTTTAATGCCATTAGTTTATCTCTGTTACTGCTATCAAGAGCCGGTATCACCGACAAACTGTTCGCGTCCATGTTGAGGGACATAATTACACGCCCCGTCCACGGAATAGAAAGCGCGTCTGCATATTTAGCCATATACTCAATACGAGGGTTGGCTACGGCCCTTTTTATCAACTCCGTTGCTTTACGCTGATCTTGGAAAGAACTAGCACTAGTCGTGTCATCGAT